TGCGACGCCGTGCCCATGTAGCCTTGCATGAGCCCATGCAAGAAACCCGCGCCACCCGAGCCGCCGGTAAAGGTCGACGACGGGCCGACGAGGTCGACGCCCGCGGGCGCCGTTTGCCCGAGGCTCGCCAGGTATCCCGCTTCACTCGGCGCGCTCGCGCCCGTGAGCGCGTGCCCGATGTTGGTCAGCGCGGGCACCATGCCGGTACCGCCGGCCAAGGCGCCCTGCGTGCCCGCGGCACCCGCGCCCGCGGTCGCCGCATCGCCCCCGCCAGTAAAGAGGCTCCCGAGGCTACTCGCAACGTCGCCGAGCCCCGAGCCGACGGCCCCCGCCGTCGAGCCGATGGCCCCCGCCGCCGTGCCCGCGGCGTCGCCGATTGCGCCAAGTACCGGTGCGATAAATCCCATCGCTTGCCCCTTAGAGGATGTTGGTACCCTTCGACGACGGCGCCCCGATCGGTGCCGTCGCTTGCGTGAGTTGCAAGCCCGGCGACACGCCACCCGTGAGCATATTGAGAAGCCCGCCCGCCGCTTGCATCGGGATACCATATTGCGATTGCAGCAATTGTCCGAGTTGCTGTACCGCGCCGACGTTTTGCCCCGCGAGCCCGACGCCCGCGCCCGACATGCCCGCACCGGCTTGTGCCAGGTTGCCGACGTTGCTCGCCGCGTTTTCGATGCCGCTAATCCCTTGCTGTTGGATGTTGCCGACGTTGCCCGCGGCTTGCCCGGCACCGGAAATCGCCCCTTGCTGGATGTTGGCGAGGTTTCCCGTTTGCCCCTGCAACCCCTGGAGCGCCGCTTGCCGATTCGCCGCTTGGTTTTGCGCCATCGTCGCGGCGAGATTCATGTTGGCTTCCGTGAGCATCTGTGCGCCGGAGCCGCCGCCCTCGAGCCCGCGGGCGGCCATCTGCGGGTTGACTTGCTGCATAACCCGCCGGGCGGCCGTCTGGTAGAGATCCTCGCCCGCGATTGGCGACGACTGTTGCTGGAGGAAATTCTGTGCGGCCGTCACGCCCGAGCCCGCGGCGTTTTGCGCTTGGCCGCCGCTCAGAAGTTGCTGCGCACGGGCCGACGCCGCTTGCGCATCCGTGAGCGCCGGCCCGGTCGCCGCGTTTTGCGCGAGCCCGAGCGCACCTTGTGCACCGCCAAGCGCGGCATTCGCGGCGTTTTGATATTGCGGGAGGGCCGCCAACGCTTGCTGGATTTGCGCTTGCTGTTGCTGTACCGCCTGCGTGCCTTGCTGCGCTTGCTGGTTTCCGGCGCCGGTCGCTTGCCCCATGACGCCGGGCGCAAATTGTTGGAGTTGCCGAATCACGCCCGCGAGCGGCCCCGTGGCCGACCCGCTCGTGATGGCGTCGTTTAGCTGTTGCGCCGCTTTCCCTTGGCCGGTACCGAGCCCGAGGAGTAGCGGCGACACGGCTTGACGGGAAATCCGGCCCGCCACCGTCGTCGGTATGCCACCAAACGGCGACTTTATTTGCGTGCTCGATTGATTCTTGCCGTAGTAGCGGAGCCGCTCGGGAGCGGGGGCGCGGTGGTAGCGGCGGGAGTCGTGCGTCATCGCTTCACATCCTCCGCCACGTCGCCCGCGAGCGCGGCCACGTCGCGCTTGATACACAGCGCCGTGTTTGTCCACCCGCGCTCCGTCCATTGCGTATCGCCCGGCACGGTGCGCCCCTCGACGATTTCGATACCGTGGCGTTGGCAAAACGGTATCAACCCCTCGCGAAAAAGCGCGCGGGAAACTCCACTCTTGCGGTGTTCCGGCACGACATATACCCACTCGACGAAGAAGCTAACCGGTGGCTCGCCAACCGACCGTGACCACACCTCGCCCGCCAGAAACCCCCTCGTGTCCCGGTCGGTGGCGAGCCACACGCCACACGTCGAATCGGTCCCTAAGCGCCGCTCCCACTCGGCCGCGTAGTGCGGGGCCGCCGTCTCGGGCTCAAGCCGCGGGTACGCGTCGGGATAGCGCCGCTCGTGCTCTGTGATGAGCGCTTGAAGCATCGCGCGGAGCGCCGGCACATCGCGCGGCGTGGCGGCCCGTACGATCCTCATGGCGCGGCCGTCGGCGCTTTCCGCGGCCGCCCCCGGGGCCGCCCGGTCGGCACGTACGGCTTGCGCTTGCGCGCCGCACGCGGGGCCGCGTGCCCGTTGCCATTGGCCGCGACGGGCTCGGGCTCGGGGGGCACGGCGAGCGCGGGCGCCGGTTCCATGGCGGGCGGCGGTGGCCGCTCCGCTGCGCCCGCGGCGACGGCTTCGACGGGGAGCACGTAGTGCACGAGGTACGGCGCCCACCCGCGCTCAAGCCATTGGGTATCGCCCGTGAGCGCCGATAGCTCCACATGCGTAATCCCGAGGGCCGCCAAGTCGCCGCACGCGTACCGGACAAGCGCGCGGGCCACGCCGAGCTTCCGGGCGACCGGCGCCACGTAGAGCCAATGCGCCGCACCAAAGCGCGTCGGGTAGCCGAGCACCCGTTCAGATACGTCGCCCCCGAGAAACCCTAAGAGCGCCCGGGTTTCATCTTCGAGCGCGACATAGAGCAAGAGCCGCGGGTCGGTCCCGACGCGCCCCGCGAGGTGCACCGTAAAGTCGTCCAGCGTGCCGGCGTCGTGCGTCGGGTACGGCACGAGCCGGTGCGCTTCAAGCTCGGCGACGAGGTGCGCGAAGCCGATACGGATTGCCGGAAGGTCGGCGAAGATGGCCCGGCGTACAATCATCCAATCTCCAACGCCTGCACAAATCCCTGCGTCGACCCGGCCGGGCTCAGAACGGCGCACCCGGTTTGGAGAAAGAGTTGCATGGAATAGGTGTAGGTACCCGCGGCCGGGCTGTCGAATTGCTGGAAGCCACCGAGCGGCACATAGCTTGTTGTATTGACGAGCGTCGCCCGTTCTTGCAGGGGCGTTGCCCCGCGCATCCACCGTTGCGCAACCGTGCCACCGCCCCCGGGGCCGGTACAGGAAAGATTGTGTTGCGCGAGCAACATAACCGATCCGCCCCGCGTCGTGATTGGCGCGAGCGTCATGTACGTAAACCATGAGCCGACGGGCGACGCGGCCCCATAACCCGCCGGGCATTGGCTCAGACTGGACGGGCCATAAATGCCGTTCGGAATCAGTTGTGTTCGTCCTACCGACCCGGCGTTGAGCACCGCATGGAAGATGCCCGCCGCGTCAATCATTGCGACGGTGACGTACGCGCCCGGGCCGGGCGGAGCGCGGAGCACAGTCAACGTATCCGCCACCTCGTCGAAGCGGAGAATCCAGCTGGCCTCCGTGGTCGACGCGCCCGGCACCCCCGCTTCGTTGGTGCTAAGGTCGAGGAGATTCGCAATAGCGGCGATCCGGGCGCCATACCCAAGGGCCACTTGCCCGCTCTGAATCACACCGAGCGACGGATTGGGATAGACGCCGGTCAAGTCGCCGCCGGCATTGCCCGACGGACTAGCCGTCACACCCGCGGCGAGCTTCGGTTGCGTCACGGACGCGTCGGCGAGCGAGCCCGTGACCACCTGGCCCGCGCCAATCTTCGGCGTCGTAACGGCCCCGTCTTTGATATTGACGGTATCGGCGCCGCTATTCCATGCCGAGTAAATCGAATCTATGTCGGCGTCGACTTCGGACGCGAGAATCTTTGTGTACCCGGCCGCGACCTTCCCCTGATAGGTGGTCGCGTTCCCCTCTTTGCCGGGCCGTTGAATAATCGACATTACTTCGTTTCCCTTGCCGACGGTTGCACGCGCAACTCAAAGTCTCGCAAATCCATTTGCGTCGGGAAACTGTGCGCCAACATTACCTGAAACGAGCGCGCCCGGATTTCCGGCACCGATAGCTCAAGCTCGGCGAGCCACAAGCCCGACACTACCCAATCGGCCGTGTTCCAGTCGGAGACATTCCACTCGCCACCACCCGAGGCTTTGAAGTCGAGAAAGCCGCTCGTCGAGATTGCCTCGTCGCCGGATACCGTGCACCCGACCGAGGTATCTTGGTCCACGCGACCAATGAGCCGCACGCGCTTGGCGAGCTTCGGCGTAAGCGGCGTGCCGTCGTCGAGGTAGGCGGTTTTCCATTGCGACACGATCGGCACGGGCGGCACGCCGGCTTCCACGTAGGAGCCCGCTTGGTCGACTAGCAGCACCATGCCCGCCCCGAGCGTCGCCCACTGCCTATCATCCTCCGCCGGGTGGTCCGGCGCTTTGACGCTGGCGGTGTACGCCGGGAAGGTGTGCGGCCCCCACCATGACGGCGGGTCGCCGAGCCCGTGGCGGAGGTCGAGCCACCATTGCTCTGTCGGCCACGCCGCGCCCGGGGGGGCAAAGGCGAGCTTGTAAAAGCCCCGGTGGAATACCGCCCACGACTTGTTGCGGGCGTCGGAGGGAATAGCCCGGACGGCCGTCTCTATCGGCCAGCCAATATCCTTCGGCTCCTGAGCGTCGGGCGAGAGCAAATACACGCTCCGCTTACCGCAAAAGACAACCCCGACGGTACTCGCCGCAATCGTCCGGCCGCTCGGGCATCCAATCTCCGCGGAGATTTGCGAGAGGCTCGCCGTCGGATCGTCGCTCGACAAGTCGCCTTGCCACATCCACGTTGAGAACGGCGTAAAGATGGCGAGCGGGGCCGTCGGCACGGCGACGGCGGAGGTTTGCGGCACGACGGCGAGCCCGGTGATCGTATCGCCCAAGTCGCGGGTCAGCGCTTGCGCCGGGAAAAAGAGCCCTTGGTCGCGCACCGATTGCTCAAGCCCCGGCACGAGTACCGAGGTGCACCACACGCGGTTCCCCTCGGCCCCGACGCCCCCGGCTCCGTAGATGCATCCACGGTGCGCGACGAGGTTGGAGCCGTGGCGGCTCACGGTCGACGGGATCGGAATAACCGTGGTGTCTACGGTCGGATCGTCGTAGAGCGAGAAGATAGGCGCGGTGCCGGCGGCGACGCCGTTGGGCAATTGATCGTGCGCGCCCTCTATCATTTGGTCGACGCCAGCAACGAAGAGGTGCCAGTTTTGCCCGGCCGCCAAGCCGCCCGACGGCGGCGTAAATTCCAGGTGCACCCGGCTTCCCGATGGCGTGGTCACATTCTGCACGTTGCCGAGCGCAACCCACCGGCTTGTGGTGTTGTTGTAGACGCCCCACCGGTACGCGTACGTCCCGGCGATGATATTTGA